GTGCCAAGTTAAAACAAAATGGTCCATTGGGTCGTGATGCAGAAAAAGCAAAACAAAACGGTAAGCCTGTTAAGCCAGGTGTGGCGGAGGGCTATACTGATGATATAGAAACAACCAGACAGTTCAAAAACGCCATAGCAGGCTTAAAAGCACAAAGTGCTATCAACAAAGCCAAAGACGGTGCCGGTGCCAAGTATTACGCCGACGGTTCAAAAGTGACGCCGCAAGAAACTGCCCGCAGAGCCGCTGAAAGAAAAGCAAAAAAAGACAAAAAAGGCATGGCGGAAGGTGTTCGGACCGAGTCTGCCGAGTTAGCAAAACAATATGGCTGGGCATACAACCAAGGTGAGTACGGAGCATCAATGACGCATCCAAAACATGGTCGTATTTCTCTTAGTTCTCCAGTGACTAGTAGGAGCGGAGATACCGCAGTTGAACGTGAGTGGACACATAATAATGCCAGTGGTATTGGTGACAGATCATTAGCACAGCATTTGCAAAGTTTAAAAGAGCAAGGTGTGTCGGAGGCCAAGGACGACTATGTGCCACCTAAAGAAGCCGACTATGGTCCAGAATATCAAGCCATGGTCCGGCGTGTGGGTCAAAAGGCCCGGGCTCAAGAAAAAGCCAAGCAACAACAGCCAAAAACTCCTGTGCGTGAAAGTCGCAGAGAGTTATTGCGACAAATCATCCAATCATAAGAACACCCTTAGGACCGCACTAGTTGCGAGGGTGCCCGGGTGCTGGGCGTGGAAAGCGATTCGCTACCGTGATCCGCAAAGTGACCATTTTTTTCTTAGCCAAACCCATTGCTTTTCTAAATATATCAATGTATACTACATGATCAAGGAGAACACATGAGCGATTATAACCGCACTTTCAACGGCGAAGCCAAAGCCAAACTCACCCAACTGATCAACGAAGGCATGCAAGTGCTTCACGAAGTTGACACACTGAACGAAGGCCTAAATGACACCATCAAGGCCATTGCAGAAGAATTGGAAATCAAACCTGCTACCTTAAAGAAAGCAATCAAGATTGCTCACAAGGCCAAACTGGGCGAGACCAATCGAGATCATGACGAGTTAAACACCATCTTGGAAACTGTGGGCAAGACACTTTGATTATTCCTATCGTATCTGCCAACCAAAAATATTATACCAAATTTGCCGCCAAAAATTTTGCAGGCAAGTTTTGTCTACAGCCATATAGTACCATCACCATTGATCCTGACGGAGACGTGATTATGTGTGGATGTTCTGCGTGGATGGGCGCCGTAGTTGGCAATATTTTACAGGATTCCTTGACATCAATGCTAAGTTCTCCACTGGCAGTAGATATCAGACGATCAATCACTCGCGGCACTTATGATTATTGCAATGAAAAAAGATGTGGAGTAATTGTCAATGATCAATTGGTCGGAAGGTCACAACTGGGGTCAGTGGATCTTGATTCAATTGATCATCCTGATCAATTTAAGTGGCCCAAAGAAATTTTTTTAGCCGGTGATAAAACTTGCAACTTGAGTTGCCCCAGTTGTAGAACATCAATTTATAAACTTAAACCAGAAGAAGTTGAAAGAAATGAGCGGTTGGGCAAAATTTTAACAGACAATCTATTTTTAAATCCGACTAACGAAACTATAACTTTGCATTTAAGTACCAGTGGAGAGTTGTTTGCTAGCCCCATGCTGTTGAATTTTTTACAAAATATCAAAACGGAAAATTTTCCCAATTTGAAAATATGGATTCAAACCAATGGATTGCTATGCAAGAAGTTTTGGCACAAAATAATAGGTATTGAATCAAAGATAGAAAATATAACTGTCACAGTAGATGCTGCCGAGCCAGACACATATCAGCGTCTCAGACGAGGGGGCCACTGGAATGACATACTAGATAACCTGTCCTGGCTCCAACAAAAGAAAAAAGAAATTGGCATGACCTTACACACTCGTATGGTTGTACAGCAACAAAATTATCAACAAATGAAATCTTTCTATGACATGAGCATGAACTATGATGCTGACCAGGTCGATTATTGCAAAATAATTAATGTAGGTACTTACAGTACAGATGAATTTTTATTTCATGATGTATTCAACCCTGCCCACCCCGAATACCAAACAGCCTTAGAATGTCTGCAACAGGTGCGTCCCCTACCACAGACTTGGTTTGCAGGAGGGCTGTAGATATGACACAGTCATTCAGAGAATGGCAAAGTTCTATCGCAGACTATGTGCGCAAAGACTTTCAAAATTATCCCCTGCGTTTTTGTCTGGAGATGTTGGGCTGGGCAATATCCTTTGGCTGTAGTCTAACCTATGCCATCATGGTGCCCAACTTGCCATTCATTCCGCTGTATGTGGCATTTATCACAGGATGTTTAATCATGGCTTGGTGTGCTTACACAAGAGGCAGTTTTGGTATTCTGGGCAACTATTTGATACTGAGTGTTATTGACTCAACTGGTTTAATCAAACTAATTTTGCTAAGTTAAAATGGACGTATACGTATATCCTTATAAACCGGTGGCCTACTTGCCTATTACCAAAAATGCCAGCACCACATTTACCATGGCATTCAAGACACAAGGTTGGCAATTACAACAACTTGATCAACTGGGTGATGATTATCATATATTTGGACATTTGAGAGATCCAATTGAACGCCATTTCAAGGGCACCGCAGAATTTCTAGTTAAAAATAATTTATCACGCATGCTTCAAGACCCCGAATGGCAAAAAATCTATACTCATGCTGTGATGGACATACATTCGTATCCTATCACATGGAGTCTAGGTTCAAGAGCAGACAAAATCAAATGGATACCTATTAGTAAAAAAATCTCTACAAATTATCTTACTCAAAGGTATCTTAAGAGTCACCAAATAGATATAAATCTACTAAGTGTCCTATGGTATGAAGTTCCTTCAATTGAAAAACAACAGGTATACTTAGAACTGCAAAAATTACATGGTCAACTGAATACAAATCATTTGGCATTTTTTTATGACAGTGATATTATTCTTTGGAACAAAACTGTACCATATCTAGATGAAGATAATATCCGACATTTTGTAAACTGATATATACACACGAGTCGCTCACGGTACGAGCATGAATCATGGCCAACCAGCCACAAATGGAGACAAATGAGTTATATTGACGCACTATTTGATCGTGAGCACGATCGCATTCACGTGGTAGAACGCCGCAATGGCGAACGAGAGTATAGAGAGTATCCTGCCAACTATATCTTCTACTATGATGATCCCCGAGGCAAGTTTCAAAGTATCTATGGCACACCCGTCGCAAGATTCTCCACACGCAACAACAAAGAGTTCCGCAAGGAAGTCCGCGTTCACAGCCATCGGCCGCTGTATGAAAGCGACATCAATCCCATATTCAGATGCCTTGAAGAAAACTACAAGGACCAAGACGCACCTGAACTTCACACAGCGTTTTTTGATATTGAGGTGGCGTTTGATAAAAATCGCGGCTTCTCACCTGTATCAGACCCTTTTAATCCCATTACTGCAATTTCAGTCTATCTAGATTGGCTAGATCAACTGGTAACCCTGGCAGTACCTCCAAGAAGCATGACCTGGGCCACAGCACAGGATCTTGTGGCTGACTTTGAAAACACAATCCTATTTGAACAAGAATCTGAAATGATCAAGACTTTTTTGGACTTGATTGAAGACGCAGACATCCTGACAGGTTGGAACTCAGAAGGCTATGATATTCCCTACACCATCAACAGAGCCACACGAGTGCTGTCAAAAGATGACACAAGACGTTTTTGTTTGTGGAATCAACTGCCCAAGAAGCGCATGTTTGAACGCTTTGGTGCTGAGAATGAAACCTATGACTTGATTGGTCGGGTGCATATGGACTATATGCAACTGTATCGCAAGTATACCTATGAAGAACGCCATTCTTATAGTCTAGATGCCATATCGGAATACGAACTGGGTGAACGCAAAACACAGTTTGAAGGCACACTGGATAGTTTATACAATCAACACTTCAAGACGTTTATCGAATACAATCGTCAAGATACTATGCTTATCGCCAAGATGGACAAGAAGTTACGCTTCTTGGAATTGGCCAATGAATTGGCTCACGCCAATACTGTGCTACTGCAAACCACAATGGGAGCGGTGGCTGTAACTGAACAGGCAATTATCAATGAAGCACATGAACGTGGAATGGTTGTGCCCAACCGCCGACAACGACTCACAGACGAAGACACACAGGCGGCAGGTGCCTATGTTGCTTATCCCAAGAAAGGTGTCCACGAATGGATCGGTTCAGTCGACATCAACAGTCTCTATCCCTCGGCTATTCGTGCGCTCAACATGGGGCCAGAAACCATTGTAGGACAACTGCGTCCGGTGATGACTGATCACTTGATCAAAAGCAACATGGCCAAGGGACAGAGTTTTGCGGCTGCCTGGGAAGGCTTGTTTGCCACCCTGGAATATACAGCAGTGATGGAACAACAACGTGGCACAGAGATCACCATTGATTGGCAGTCAGGAGAAGAGACTGTGCATTCAGGTGCTGAAATATGGCACATGATGTTTGATTCCAACCAACCCTGGATACTCAGTGCCAATGGCACAATCTTTACTTACGAAAAGAAAGGTATCATCCCCGGCTTGCTGGAACGTTGGTACAGTGAACGCAAGGAACTACAGGCTCGCAAGAAGGACGCAAAGGATGCCAAAGAGATTGCTTTCTGGGACAAACGGCAGTTGGTTAAAAAGATTAACCTCAACAGTCTCTACGGGGCTATTCTTAACCCGGGCTGTAGGTTCTTTGACAAGCGTATTGGGCAGTCCACAACGCTCACTGGTCGTAGTATTGCAAAACACATGGACGCATATCTCAATGAGTGCATCACAGGCGAATATGATCACGTTGGCAAGTCGGTCATATACGGCGACACAGACTCGTGTTATTTCTCTGCATGGCCGGCACTCAAGAAGGAAGTTGAAGAAGGCAGGATGGCATGGTCGAAAGAAACTTGTATTCAACTGTATGACAGCCTTGCTGAGCAGGTCAACTCAAGTTTCCCTGGCTTCATGGAACAGGCTTTCCATTGTCCCCGAGACATGGGTGAACTGATCAAGTGTGGTCGAGAAACAGTAGCGGACCGTGGCCTGTTCATTACCAAGAAGCGTTATGCTGTGAATGCCATTGACATTGAAGGCAAGCGATTGGATGTTAATGGCTCAATTGGCAAAACCAAGGCCACAGGACTTGACCTAAAGCGTTCAGATACTCCCCGAGTTATTCAAGAGTTCCTGTTAGAAATCCTAAATAAACTACTGTCTGGTGCTGGCAAGGATGAGATTGTGGAACGTATACGTGAGTTCAAGTATGAGTTCATGGAACGACCAGGTTGGGAGAAAGGCAGTCCCAAGCGTGTGAACAATTTGACCAAGTATGCGGCTGAAGAGGCTCGACTGGGCAAAGCCAACATGCCAGGACATGTGCGAGCCGCAATGAACTGGAACCAGATGCGCAGAATGAATGGAGACAACTATTCAATGCAGATTGTGGATGGTATGAAAACTATTGTGTGTAAACTCAAGTCCAATGCCTTGGGCTGGACCAGTATCGGTTATCCCACAGATGAACAACGTCTGCCCACTTGGTTTACTGAACTGCCATTTGATGACGGCCTCATGGAAGCCACAGTTGTGGATCAAAAGGTCGACAACCTGCTGGGTGTGTTGGAATGGGATCTGGCATCAGCAACCAACACAGAAAACACATTTACCAACTTGTTTGACTTTGAATGAAACTCAGTGACATAGTTAGTTATAAAAACTTGCTAGATTCTCTCAGCAGTGGGCCCAAGGCCGAAGAATTACTCAATGAACTCCTGAGTCAGATGCATATAGTTCAAGCCAGCGATGTAAAAATCCCAGGCGCCCTGGATCAATTGTGTCAAGCACATGAACAGATCACACAAGCAGTTGAACAATACCAACAACAATTTGAACAATTGAAATTATCAGTTCAAAATTTAATTGAACAATACGAGCCAGAATATTTTAAAATCAGCATGGACCTTTATAAATCCGTTCGTGGCAATGAAACCACTAGACACGTACCTGATGTATGGGAATTGTATGACTTAGAAACAAATTGTGCTGTTCCTGACTCGCAGTTCCGGGCTTATAATCGAGCAGAAGCCAACGCAAGAATGCATGACTATCAAAATCACGGCGATCACGGTTTTACTTTTCCAGATACCAATCGTTTTAGAGTCAGAAGAATCGGTACTGCACCTCCTGATCTTAGCCATGTCTTAGATCGACATATGGATGTAGATCCGATTACCGCGAAAACGATCCAACAGAGATTGCGACTGTATACCGATTGGCGACATCCGTGTATGGTCATTCGTCCTGCTCATGCTCTACATGTGCAAGATCTTGTGGCATGTGATCCTATGTATTTTGTAGATACAGACCGTCTTTTGTTGAATCTTACCGAATCGTGGTTTACTCCTGAGTACCAGCGCAGACTGCGTCAATATGTCATTGAAGATCACAAAAAACAACCTGCGTTTCAAAACTTGCCTGCTGATCAATTTGGGTTGATTTATGCATTTAATTTTTTTGATCATCAACCTTGGCCTATATTCCAGCAGTATCTCAAGCAATGTTTTGATTTACTCCGCCCTGGGGGTGTCGTGGCTTTTACCTACAACAACTGTGACATCGCTAATCGAGTGGGCAAAGTCGAACACTGCTTTGGCAGTTATACTCCTGGACGTTTGGTTCGTGAGTACACATCAGAACTGGGATACCAAAAAGTGTTTGATCTAGATGATGATGCCAACACCAGTTGGATGGAACTGCGCCGCCCCGGTACCTACTCTAGCATAAGAGGTGCTCAGACCTTGGCTGCCATATTGCAAAGATCATGATTACTATCTCACCAAAGCCATTGACACACGGATCAAGTCTGTGTACAATAAACAACATTAACCAAAGGACCAACCCATGAGAGACCATTTATTAGATCTAGTACAACACACACACGATCTTGGCTGTATTGACTTGATCAAGATCACCGGCGATGATGCCAGCACCGCCATCAACGGCCTGGCCGAAGACAAGAGTGTGGTAGTAGAAGCCCGGTTCCACACGCCAGTGGCAGACTTTGCAGGCACATTTGGCATGCCCAACTTGGCCAAACTCAAGATCTTGTTGAACTTGCAAGAGTATCGAGAGAATGCCAAGATTGCATTGACCAAAAAATCCACAGGTGCACCTGATGGCTTGAACTTTGAAAACGCCGATGGTGACTTCAAGAACAACTACAGATTCATGGCCGCTGAGATTGTGAATGAGAAACTCAAAACACTCAAGTTCAAGGCACCCACATGGCACATTGAACTAGAACCCACTGTGGCAGCCATTCAGCGATTGCGCATGCAGGCACAGGCCAATGCCGAAGAAACCACATTCACTGCCCGGACCGAAAATGGCGACTTGAAGTTTTTCTTTGGTGACCACTCAACACACGCAGGCAACTTTGTGTTTCAGTCTGGTGTGACAGGACAACTCAAACGTGCTTGGGCATGGCCAGTGGCACAGGTGTTGAGTATCATGGGTTTGGTTGGGGACAAGACCATGCGTATCAGTGATGATGGTGCCATGCAGATCACAGTGGATTCTGGCTTGGCTGTGTACAACTACATTCTTCCAGCACAAAGCAAGTGATAGCACAACTGGCCGCAAGAGGATATGGTTATGGTTCAGGCATACTCAGTCCGGATCATGATCACTTCCTGTTGAACATACCTAAAAATGCCAGTAGTTATGTGTTGGACTGGGCCAATCGCCATGGTTGGACCAGTTCGGTGGTTGATCAGCACAACACCATCAAAGAAATGATTGTGTGTATTAGAGACCCTGTTCAACGATGGGTATCCGGAGTGGGACAATATCTGACCAGTTATGTGCTGAATGTAACTGGCGCTTACAGTTGGGAAACTGGCCCAGGTCCCGATGATCAACAAATGTCTGCGGACGAATTTGTGGACAATTACAATTCGGTGGCAGAGCGATTGTTGTTTGATAATTTATCTAGATTAGATGATCATGTTTGGCCCCAGATAGAATTTTTTGAAAATCTAATGCCCTCGGTGCCTAGAAAATTCTTTTACATAGATCAAGATTTTGATCAACGTATTGGCAAGTATCTTGGGTTCTCTCCTATATCCAATCTAGATAGAAATCGTGCAGATACCAATCCTGACACATACAAAATTCAAACATTTATTCGACACCGTCTAAATACTAGACCTGAACTAGAGCAAAGAGTACGCAAGGCCTATGCTCGTGACTATGAACTAATCAAACAAGTATTCAACCAATGACCGAACAAGACAACCTAACTGCCAAACAACTGGACTATGCTGTGTTCTTGCCAGCCATTAGTGGCTTTTACGCTACTTTTGTGGGCAAGCAACGTGATCCTGTGAATGGTCCTTATGTGGATCCTGCACGTATGCCTGCTGGCATCCAGGACATGGAAATGATGAACTGGCTCAATGATCAAAAGGGGATGTTTCCTTACAAATGGTCATTGTATTCAGGTGGTCATGCCAACTTGGATTTGACCAAGCAGGACTGGTCCGAAGACATGGTTCGCAACAGAGATCCCAACACCATCATGCTGGGCGACTCTGGCGGATTCCAGATTGCCAAGGGCTTGTGGGAGGGTGACTGGAAGGCCAATAGCGGGTGTGCCAAGGCACAAAAGAAACGTGAAGCAGTGCTCACTTGGTTGGATTCAATCAGCACATATGGCATGGGTCTTGATATTCCCACCTGGGTAATTCATGACAAAAAAGCGTCGGATGCTTGTCAGATCAAGACCTTGGATCAAGCAGTAGCAGCCACCAAATACAACAACGAATACTTTATCAGACACCGCAAAGGAAAAGATAACGGTGGTGCCCGGTTCTTGAATGTGCTACAAGGTGACAATCACCCCAACGCAGATGCCTGGTATGAACTCATGAAAGAGTATTGTGATCCGGTCAAGTATCCTGGTCGTCACTTTGATGGTTGGGGCATGGGTGGACAAAACATGTGTGATGTGCATTTGGTGCTACGTCGATTGGTAGCACTACGTCATGACGGTCTACTACAAGAAGGCCTGCACGATTGGATGCACTTTTTGGGCACATCAAAGTTGGAATGGGCTGTGCTACTCACCGTGATTCAAAGGGCAGTGCGTAAGTACGTTAATCCGGCATTTACTATCTCCTTTGATTGTGCCAGCCCATTCCTCGCCACTGCCAACGGACAGGTATACCATCACATTGACTTGCCACACAACGACAAGTGGTGCTATCGTATGAGTCCCATTGTGGATGACAAGAAGTATGCCGCAGACACCCGACCCTATGGACAGGCTGTGGTAGCAGATGGCCTAATTGATCACTTTGATGAGTCGCCAATCAGCCGCCAACTACAAATGAAAGACATCTGTATCTACAAACCCGGTGATCTCAACAAGATCGGCAAGGAAGGCAAAACATCATGGGACTCGTTCTCGTATGCTTTGCTTATGGGTCATAATGTTTGGACACACCTGGAAGCAGTACAACGTGCCAATCGCACATACGATTCGGGTTCATGGCCAGCCATGATGTGGAATCAAGGTACCAAAGGTCGTACCGGAGATCATGCTCACTTCCGTGACATTGTGGATGCCATATTTGCCACACCTGTCCGAGAGGAAAGCGAAGCCATTATCCAACACTATTCGAGATATTGGATGGACATTGTGGGCACTAGAGGATTTAAAGGCGACAAGACCGTCAGTGCCAGACCACAGTTCAGTATGTTTTTCGAAGAAGTTGAGGTTGCGGAAACCTCGGATGATAGTGTACTATTAGACACATCAGCATTGGATCAACTGGAACAGGATCAAAAGAAATGAATCGAGAAGGACACGACAATGTCAACTTTTTTGTAGGAACAGAAGTTGAACGCACTCCTGCATTTGGTCGACGTACACTATTTGTTGTGGGTTGGCAACCTGTAGTTGAAATTGTCAAACTGCTAGCCGAAAACAATTCGTATACGGACACATCCAAACACATCCGGCACATATTCTTTGGTGCCAATCACAGTTTCCATCCTGCCAACAGACTGGAATGGCAACGTTGGGAAAGCATGATTGAACCGTTCCTGCAGGATGGGCACTTGTGTAGTCTGGACATTCCCATCACTCACGTGGATGAGTTCCATGATGGTCCACTTTGTGACTACAGAAACTTCATCCCACAGATTCGGGTAAGTCTACCATATACAAAGTTGTGGAATTATAATACAATGTTAAAAATAGATGACAAAGACTTTGATGCTACTAACCCCGGCGTTTGGTGTCACAGTTTACAGAGTCTAATGAGCCGTGACACATTCACATCATGGGATGACTATCGTGAGGACACAGTAGTCTAATGTCAACGTACCCCCCGATCCTGGGCGCCGCACTTCAGCCCAAACAACATAGACTTAACAAGATCTACGGAACACCACAAGTTGCATCAACAAGAAAGTATCCAACCAAAGGACCCAATATGTTTAAAAGAATGATCAAAGGCTTGGTCACATGGAGCATGAGCGATCGCCATGATCGCGAAGATATTCCCATGCCAGAGGAAACCAGTCGAATCAGTGCCACTGGCATTAGATTTGAAGTGTATCGTGCCAATGGTGGCACAGTGGTTGAGACTCGTCGACAAGACCGCCGCTCGGGTGATTCAATATATGAACTGCATGTGATATCTGGGGAACAAGACGTTGGCGCAGAGATTGGCAAAATCATAACCTTGGAAGCACTAAAAGCATGAACCAACGAGACCAAGCACTAACAGAACAGCGGGCTAGAATCATGAGTCACGCAGAACGCAAGATCTGGGTCACATTCCGCAAAGAAGGCATACATTGCTATCCTGCGGCAGCCACCGATCCTAGTCTGGCCACAGGTGATGAGTATGATGTAAGTTTCTTGGGTACCCCACACAGACACATATTCCACTTTAGAGTCTGGATTGATGTACTACACAACGATCGTGACATTGAGTTTATCCAGTTCAAACGCTGGCTAGAAAACTTGTACAAGGTGGGCATCTTACAACTGGACTACAAGAGTTGTGAAATGATGGCCGATGACTTGTACGCAGAAATTGCTGGTCGTTATCCTGACCGTGCTGTGTGGATTGAGGTTGCCGAAGACGGTGAGAACGGTGCCTTGATCAAGTATGAAATCGCTCGCCCGAATCTTTCAATCAAAATCTAAGGAAAAACAAAATGGCCAAGCCACAAATCAAGCACAATCCTCGTACTCAGCAGGTGTGGGAGGATCTGGATCGCTATCGCGAGTTCGTGCAGGACTATGGTTATCGCTTCAATGAAGCAGACTTGTATAACTTCCGCAGTTATGCATTTCAACAGTTCAACAAGTTTGCTCAGGGCAAGACTGCCAAGAACATGTGGGATGAAGACACTCGTCGTTTTGCATCGAGGTTCTAATCTATGACCAAGTGGCCACTGGTAAATGTTAGTAAAGACAACACCAGTTGGCTTGTTATGGATAACGTCTTTACTGATCTTGAACTTGACGAAATAGTTGGTCAAGCCGATCAAGTTAAAAAAGTATCCAGCACTGTGGGCAGTGGAACCGTTTCGGATTATCGTGTGTGCGACATTGCCTGGTTAGAGTCTGATGATATAGAATCAGATTTTGATTGGGTGTATGCCACGCTGTCAGATGTCGTCAATCGAGTCAATAATGAGTATTTTAGATTTGACTTGACCCACTTGCCTGCGTTACAATACACAGTATATAACGCAGGCAATCATGGCAACTATCAAAAACACATGGATCTAGGGCGACAGTTTCCCAATAGAAAATTGAGTTTCAGTGTGCAACTGTCCGACGATGCTGACTACACAGGAGGAGATTTAAGATTTCACTACATAAAAAATCAACCCGAAGTGGCACCAAGAGAAAAAGGTAAAGTAATCTTTTTTCCCAGTTGGATGGTTCATGATGTTACTCCAGTAACGCAAGGCACACGACGCAGTTTGGTAGGCTGGGTCAATGGTCCAAATTTTAAGTAAACATAGGAAAACAATGAGAAAACTATACTACATGGGTCTTGAAAGTTATCAAGGCCGTTATACACTACAACTAACAGAGTGGAACCGGCGAGTGTTTGACCGCAGAGGTCTTGACGTTGTGTATGTTCCTGGCACTACTATTGACAACACACAGGCCATATCAGTTGGTCAGGTGTTGGACGCACACGGTCGCAGTTACTTTGGCATGAGCCAGATGATGAACCTGGTTCAACTCATGAAGAATGGAGAAGTTACCCGTGAAGATGTTATCTACTTTGAAGACATGTTTCAACCTGGAATCGAGAGCCTGCCCTATATTCTTGATCAAGTTCCTGCTAATCAACGTCCCGAGGTATTTGTGCGCTGTCTTGCTCAGTCCATTGATCCTGATGATTTCGTACATGTATGGGGTATGGCAAAATGGATGGGACTCTACGAACAAATGGTCAATGAGTTTGCGACAGGAGTTCTCGCCACAAACGAAGAGATGGTTGCTCATATGCGCATTGCTGGATGGACTGCTCCTATATACAATATTAGTGGCCTAGCATTTGGCAAGGCAGAAGTACTGGAACGCATTGACGGTGCCAACAACATCAGACCATTCCATGATCGCCAACTGAGAGTGGGCTTTGCCGCTCGATTTGATCAAGAGAAACAACCCGGCTTCTTTATGGATCTAGCCGAACAGTATCAGGCTACTGATCCCAGTGTAAGATTTGCCATCTTCTCGGGTGGTCCACTGAGATCAAACAATCCTGACTATGTGTATCGTGCTAGAGCCTTGGCAGCCGCTGGCTTGTTGGAAATACACGAGAATCTAAACAAAAATGACTACTACGCTTTACTTAACGATACTCGTGTGCTGTTTAATTGTGCTTTACAAGATTGGGTTTCAAACACTGTATCAGAGGCCGATACTCTTGGATGTAATGTATTGTATCCAGCATATCGCAGTTTCCCAGAGACCTTTGCCAACGATCCTGAACGAATGTACATTCCCTGGAGCATGGAGGATGCCATGAACAAGTTGGATCCATTACTAGTCACACCACACGCCCGTATGGGTCGTATCAGTGACTGGAATGATGGCACAGTTGATCGCATTGTAGATATTATTCAAGGTTCTGGAGAGAAATGGAATCGTTCGGGCAACAGATATCGTGATTACATAGCAGGAGCCAAGTACTAATATGAACATCATAGTAACCGGATCAGCAGGCTACATTGGTGGTCAAATCATGTTGCAGTTGAAAGACGCAGGCCATACAGTATATGGTATTGATCGACAACAACCTCCCCGGCATCTGTTGGGAGCATGTGATAGGTTCTTGTTGCAAGACTTTGCTAGTGATGTGGCCTTGAGTTGGATTATTAGTAAACAGCCAGATGCTATCATTCATTGTGCTGGTACCAGTCTCGTGGGTCCTTCAATGCATAACCCTAGCGAATACTACAACAACAATGTGGTCAAGACACTGAAGTTGTTGGATATGGTCAAAAACAGTCTGCCCGGAACAAGATTTATCTTTAGTTCAAGTGCTGCCACCTATGGCGAACCTATCATGACGCCGTGTCACGAGGTGGACCCTTGTGAACCAGTTTCACCTTACGGCCAAAGCAAACTCATGATAGAACAGATTCTGGCCAGTTACAATCGAGCATATGGTCTGGACTATGTGGCATTTCGTTACTTCAATGCTTGTGGGGCTGACAGTCAAGGTAGACACGGCCAAGCACCAGAAGCCACACACATTATTGCTCGTGTGCTAGAAAGCATTAGAGATCAAAAAGACTTTGTGTTAAATGGAAATGATTTCCCCACCGTGGACGGTACTTGTGTGCGTGACTATGTGCATGTGGAAGACATTGCCGGTGCCCATATTCTAGCACTGGATCGAAAAGTAGAGCCGGGTGTTTACAATCTTGGTAGCAACATGGGCACAAGTAATCATGGCATTATTGAATGCGCACTGGATGAAACACAACAGCCATTGAATGTGATAGCGGGTGCTCGTCGTGCAGGAGATCCTGCGGTACTCACCGCCAGCGATGAAAAGTTTGCTGCCGTTGTGGGCCAGTGGCGACACTATACTCTAGATGATATAATTCGACATTCGTGGGCATGGTACAATAAGTAGTTGATGTACCACACAGCAGAACTTGTACATTGGATGCAAAATCGAGATACCAAGGCCATACTTCCGGCCCAGGTAGAT